TAAATTGCAGCGAGAGTTTTATAGTTATTAACTTTAGTTTTGAAGAAATCTTCTAATACGTAATTAGCTTTAATTTCTTTAATTAAGTTATACTTCTGTCTGTTTAAAATAGATTGATTGAGTTGAGTTTTAGCAGCTACCACGGCATCAATTAAATGATTTGCCTTATCTTCTTTAGTAAATTTTTCCTTAACTAAAGTTTGATACAAATTAAGCTCTTTTGCTAATTCGGTTGATTTAGCAAAATATTTCTTAATCATTGGTATTGCCTTTGAATCATTATTGTTCAAAGTATCTGATGCTACTTGGCGTACAAGAAGTTCAAATAACACACCCGTATTTTTAAACTTTGAATGCTTTAAATTTTTCATTTAGGCTTTTTTGTTTCTTAATAATAAATATGGTACTAATGATCTTTTAAATTTATTCCGGCAATATATTTGACTCGTCAAGTAAATTACCTTCTCCTTCATTTAATACTTTTACCTTTTTACTTGTAAACTTTGACAACCCATATTTTTTAATTGTATCTGACACTGATTCATTTCTAGCGTTTTTCCAAGCTACTTTTCCTATAGGGTCATATCCTCTAGGATGATCATGAGTATTGTATTTCATACCTTCTTTAGGACGACCAGCTCCAGGCCAGCCTCCTTCAGGAGTTATTTCCTGACGACGTTGTGTATCGTACTTTTTCTGAAGAGTTTTATCAACTCCTTCTTCTTTAGTAGTTTCTTCGGCAAATGGATTACCACCCTCTTCACCTCCTTCTTCACCCCCACCTTCTTCTTCTTTCTCTTCAGTTTCAGTTGCAGGATCTTTACCTTCTTCTTCAATTTTCTTTAAACGGAAAGCCTCTTTACCATCTTCAATTAATCCATATTCAATAGCAAGAGTATCGTCTTCAGTAAAGTTAAATATATTTTTATAAATCCACTCACGAGACATCAATTTCTTTTCTATCATTGAACCCGCTAAATCAACTTTAGTATTGTATAAAGTCAATTTCTCTTGTTCGTAAATAGTCGAAGGAGAAGTCATTGTTAGTTCAAAATCAACTAACTCTGCATTTTTAAATCCTTGAGCGTATAAATGTACAATAGCAATTTTATGAAGTTCGGAAACTACTATACGCTGAATACGTTCAATAGTTCTAGCAAAGCGAACATCTTCAGCAGCTAGCGTAGCTTTACCTGAAATACCTTCTTCATATCCTAAAAATGCTTTTGGTACTTTTAAAGCTGCCATCATTTTATTACGAAGATATTCAATATCATCAATACCGGTAAATTCCATACCTGCTAAAGTGTCAATCTCTGTTCCAGACTGTCCACCACGAACTGGTAAGAAATAATCTTCCAACATGTTTTGCATATTGAATTTAAGATTGTATTCTCCGGTTTGTGGATCAACGTAAGGAACTTTTCTCATTTGATTGATAATTTTTTGCATGTAATTATCAACTTCTTGAGGAGGAATATTTCCTACGTCTACTTTAAAAATACGTTTTTCAGGAGCTCGCATAACACGATGAATTAACATCGCGTCTTCCATTAATGTTAATTGCTTCCATACTTTACGAGCTGGCTCAATCATTGATTTACCATATGGTAAAAAGTTAGAGTCGTTTAGTAAACGAAAGTGAGCAATTTCAAAATTTTCATAAATAATGTTCCCGCCACCTAATTGCTTGAATTGTACGTGGTATGGATTTTCTAACGACATTCCTTCTTCACGAACAACTTCATATGCTGACATTGGAACTACGTTAACAATTCCAATTTCTTCTTGAATGTCTAATTTCAAATATAAATCGCCATATTTGCACATATTGCGCACCCATGGCCATAAATTAAATTCAATGTTTAAAATGTCGTAAAATAAATTATGTAAAATTTTCTTTACGTTTTCATTGTCGCTGGTAATGCGTAATACATCACCAAAATCGTCTTTCATAACTGTTTCGTCCGAATAGATATCCAATGCCGAAGCGATAATAGAATCTTGATCCATTACTTCATAATCTGTATACAATTCTGTCTTAGAAGAAAAGTAATTGTAGTTTGGATTGTAAGTATTTAATGAATGAGGACGAACACCATGTAAACGTGTAAAACGATCAATGTATTTAGAGTTATGTGCGTTACCTAAAGATTGTAAATGAGAATTATCAACTACTTTAAGTTGATCTTTTCCAACCTTGCGAACAATAACATTACTATTGAAAAGACGTTTTAGACGCCCATATAATGTTTTTTCTGCCATATTAAATTAGCCTAATTTTAAAATAAATATCAGAAATCCTAATAACTGGTTTATTTTAGTAGCCAAGTTAAATCTTCATCCATCCCAGTCTTACCTACAGGCATAGTCCATCCTGAATCTTTACGCATTGCAGAAGTACTACTGTAAACTCCTGAAGACGGTTTACCAAAATAATCTAAAGTTTTTCTGTTTAAATCTATTCCTTGCTGTCTTAATTTAAGTGCAGTATCTCGAATCCATAATCCTATAGAAAATGACATAACTAAATCGTCATTATATCCACGTTGCGCTTCTGGCCTTGACCCATTCCATACGAAAACAAACAATTCATCAATTAATCGTTTACTATGTACCACAGGAACTCGCTCTCGCATATAAGTGTCTAATTTAGAAATAACTAAAGGACGAGTTCGAGATGAAGTTGTAAATCCTGGAGTCATTTGAGAGGTATCTTTTAAATCAACATATCTAGCTAATTGTTGAGATACATCTGATAATCCGCCTTCTTTAGGAGAATAGTATAAATTTTTATAATTTCTATCTATTGCTACTTGAATTGAAGCCCAACCTACATTAGCATTTTCAATTACTAGTAAAGCATCATTATATTCAGTAGCTATATTTACTAACATATTTCCATAATCTTTAGTAGATATTTGCCCTTTAAATTCAGCTACCTGTGTAACCGATTCAATTTCAATTACGTGAAATGCAGAATAGTCAGCTCCATCGCCACGGGCAACGTCAGCTACGACAACGTAATTTTTTGTATAATCTGGCTCTTCCCAAATCCATAACTCTCCATGAGTACCACGTTTTTGTATAGGTTCTTTTACGTAAGTAGTTTCATACCATTTTAATAAAGCACCTTCAATTACAGATTGACCTGAAGTGATAAAGTCACAATCACATTCTTGAGCAGCGCCTTTAACACCTAACAATTCATCTTGTTTATCTCTCCAAGTTTGATCTCGTTCAGGATGAACATCCCATCGAAGCTTGATAGGATTGAATCTAGATAAAGGATTAGTTTCAGCATCTTGCCAAGTTTTATGGAAGAAATTACCGGTACCATTAGGAGTAGATAAAATAATAGCTCCTCCTCCTGTTGCTAAGGTTTGCTGTGCTGATATCCAAATTTCTTCTACGTTAGAAATAAATGCAGCCTCATCTATAATCAATAAAGACAACGCTTCTGAACGACCAGAGTCCCCTGACGATGAAGTAGCTTTAATTTGAGACCCGTTAGTAAATCGTAACGACAATTTATTATCTTCTACAGTAGCTAATTTTAGCCAAGAAGGTAAATTTTCATACATTACTTTTACCTTTAAAACTAAATTTTTTGCTACTTCCTGTTTTGTTGCAATTACTAATATGTTTTTATCCCCGAAAAATGTCATAAGCCAAAGTGCATAGCCTGCACTTAGCGTTGATATACCTAATTGCCTAGATTTTAATATGACATTATAATCGTGATCTCGTAGGCCTCGTAGTGCGTTTTCCTGAAATGGATAAAGATGAAATGGTATTTTGCCTTTTTTCGGATGTTGAATTTGGCAGTATTTTTTCATGAAGTGTACTGGGTCTAAAAGACACTTCTTGTACTCCTCACGAATAATATCCTTAATTGATTTTGACTGAGACATAACCTAATAAAATTTAATTAGCAAAAGCTGCAATAAACGCTCCTACTGTTGCAGCGCCAAATCCTATCGTAGCAAATTTGAAAATTGTTAATTTCTTACGCTCTTTCTTTATGTCCGCCTCTAATCCAGTAACTATACTAATGTACTTGGATTCTTTTTGTTTATATAAATTAATTTGTGTTTCGTAATTACCACATTTGTCAGTATAAAATCCTACTAGTTTTTGATTTACAGAATTTTTTTCTTCTAACTGAACTACTAAAGTTTTAGTTTTTTCTAATTCCGCTTTTGCAGAGTCTCCACGAACTAAATCAATTGCAATTTTCTTTGCAACTGTATCTGGAAAACAAACTAAATTTGATTTATTTATACCTGTCTGCGAAAAAGTCGCTAAGCTCATTGTGAGTAGCGCTATTAAGAGCTTTAATTTTTTTGCCATATTGCTGTTGTATTTGTTTAATTTGAGTTTTAGTTGAATCAATTTGATGATCCATTACGGTTAAACTGTCTTTGTAATTGGTAATTAAGCTATCGTATCTTAATTGATCTTTTTCTAAACCAACTATTAATTTAGATAAACTGTCAATTTCTTGTTTTTGTTTAGAGTATTTGTCTTTGCCTGACATAGGCATATGATCAAACACTATCACACCAACTAAAAGTGCGATAATAACTATTAATACTAAATTAAGTTTATTGAATTTCATTACTACCTTATATCATATAAATATAAGGCGCATTAATTATTAAGTAATAGCTGCCGGAGATGAAGGAGATACCGTCGATCCTACTACTGGCGCTGGTCCTCCACCCGCACCGGATACTACTTGTCCCGGAGGTACTATTATCGTAGCGGTTTTAATGTATGAGTCAATTGCCGTTGCTAAATCTTTTGCTAACTCTCGTTGAGCAGACTCAGTGTCTTTAGCTCCAGATTGCATCTTTTTAAATGCAGCAAATATTTGTTGTTCTAATAACGGCTTTATTAATGGCATAACTTTAAGTTTAAATTATTTATCTTTTATAGGACCGCCAACTACCCAAGCGTCGCAAGTTCTAGATCCAGCACACTTAAATTTAAGAAATGTGCAATATCCTAATTTACCAGCTTCAATAGTATCCCAAGCGTCTTTTTCAGCTCCTTCTGTATCGTCTGTTTCTGGCTCTGTCACAGGAACGTCTTGCTCTTGAACTTCTGGTTCTGGAACTGAAACTTCTTTTTCTCCTGTTACAATTCCTCGCTCAATACAATTAAGCATTTTAGAAGTTATATTAAAAGCAGCACAGTTGTTACATCGAGAAGACTTAGCTTCTTCCATGGTATCTAATTGCCACTCTTCCATTTTCTTTTTCCAAAATTTTATATTTGGATTATTTGGATTGAGAGGCCCATATCCATATTCATCAATAGCTTTTTGACGATGTTCAAGATTAACAGAAATGTCTTGTGTTGCCACAGGACATTTCATTTCTTCTTCAGCTTCTTTTAATAAGGTAAATAGTTTAATCATTACTTTTTAATTTTAACTATAGTATTTTTAAGTAAAGAATTCATTTTATTAGCAACAGATTCTTTTCTAGCGTCTTTTGTCTTAGGATTTATAAGATTTACATCTCCTTGTTTCATTGTCACGCCCCATTTACTCGAACCACTTTTTTCAGGCTGAGGCATAAAGTCTCTTTTTGGAGCCCAATTTTCTGGCTTAGAGCTTTTAATCATTGTACTAACGTTTTTTACTACGTGCTTAGCAATTTCAGTATCGTCGTCATATCCAAATTTATTCCAAACAGCACGTGCCTTATCAGTTAAATTGTCTAATATGTAACCGTAAGTTTGTTGTGAAGTAAAGGCTAATAAATTACCTGCTTTAAGATTTGCCGAAATGGTTTTGGTTTCTCCAGCATCAACAGCGATTGCGGTATGAACAGCTTTTAATATATCTTTAGGATCTATTTTTCCAACAACATTAACTGCTTTTAATTTAGCATCTGGATTTGCTGCGTATACTTGAGACCATCTATGATGACCATCCAAAACAAATTCTCCGTTATACGTAATAATTGGACCTCCTACATCTGGTGTACCTTTTAAAAAAGAATCTAACGAGCCGTATTGATCAGTTGCGATATTTTTTAAACTTTCTTCAGCTCCAATTTCATTTTGAGTAGGCTTAAGATTTTTAGCTGCAATAGTAGTTTCAGCTACGTCAAACTTTTCATCGTTTGGTTGCCCGTCAGTCTGACCTGCTTTAAGCACTGCCATAACTTTAGGATCGCTTGAATACTTTTGCAATAAACTTACATAAGCAGGAACAGATGCAGTTTTAAACGCTGTCGATAAGTCGTCTAATTTATCTTGCGTTTCGTCTTCTTTTAATAGTGTTGATAATTTAATCATAGTAAGTTATTTTATTTATGTTACCAAGCTCTACAGCTCCAATATCTAGCTTTCCATCTTGGTCCTGGGTTGTCACAATTATGACGAGCTCGGAAAGATTTACGTCGTGCAGGATTTCCTTTTTTAATTTTCATCCCTGGTTCGCCAAAGCCAACTTTTACTACATTGCCTTTGTCATTTCTAACGTATACGGCACGTTTTCTAGGACCGCCTGGAGTATAAAAAGGTTTACCTAATTTTACTGTACGACCTCTATATTCAGCTTCTTCTATTTTTTCTTTTTTTTTA